TGCCTCATGGTCTAATCCCATATCAAAAAATTCTTTACTTATATAGTTATTTTAAGGGAGCTAAACATTCAAGATATTTACGCTGACACCTCCATGACTGTGATTGAAGAAGGCAAGCCAAAAGCAGCGTCATGGTTTCTTCGATTTATTACTAAAGGGTTACTGCTGTTTGATGTTCTAAATTGAATTTTATATGTATGAGCATTTGTATCACCTGCTGTATCTAGAAAGGTAAGTCCAAAACTATCTACAATTCGATCATCTGTTTCTCTTATCAAACCAAACATATTTTCAACTGATCCACCTGTTCCACTAGCAATTTCAGTTGAATCTTTTAACAAAATTAAAAAACCATCAATATCAGCATCACAAGATGCTGATATATTGCAACTTACTAAAATTTTATTAGTGGCAGATGTTGCAGTTATGGATATGCTTAAACCACTAACATCAGTAAAACTTGTGCTAGTTGTCGAAGCGGTATCTGTTTTAAAAGCTTGTTTTACTTGAGTAATTCCACCGCCACCACCTGTAGGAACTCCTGCTACTGGAATTATGCTGTTGACTTTAAGTTGACTCATAATTTAAACCACCGTATAAGTAGACCCAGCAGGAACGGTCACAGTAACCCCTGCATCGATTGTTACCGGACCTGCACTCATGGCATTAGCTGCAGCACCAAATGTAGTTCCGATTGTGTAATCTGCTGTTACTGTTGTCGAGTTCTCATAGAAAACCTTGTCAGATGCACCCCCAGTTGCTGACGCAGGTGGATCAACATAGGAGAGAACACCAGCACCATTCGTGGATAAGAGCTGACCTGAACTCCCTGTGCTCGTTGGGAATTGAGCTACTTTAGTTCCATTAGCCACAATACCAATCTGTCCAGAACTTACTCTGAATAGGCCAGTGTCGGTGTCCGAGGAGAACGTGATACTTGGGACTGAAACTGTACCATCAGGGAAGGTACCACCTGCATTTAAATAATCTGCACCTGCAAAGATAACTCCGAAAAAAGATTCTCCTGAAGCTGGAGCAGAACTAAAAACTATATTGGTACCTGATAATCTAAATCCTGTTGAGCCAGAAGAATCTGGTTCCTGAATTACACCACCTACAGAAATTAATAATTGAGTTTCAAATTTTGGAAAGGGAATCGGAGAAACACTTCCAACTTGTAAAGCGAAAGATGTCTCACTACCATTAAACGAACTTGATATATCATCAATCGTTTTGTAATCATTATTAGCCCTTATGTCATTACCAATATATGGCATGATTACTTAAATCTCTTATTACTTCTATTATTTTACAGAGGGTAATTTTTAGAAATTATTACTAATTTTCGAAAAATTTTAAGTATTTGGACCAGCTGTTGATGGCTGTGTAGGCCAAACAACATCATCAGGAGTCTTATCTTTATAAGTCTGAGGAATATCTCTTATTACTTGTCTATATGCAGCCCACTGAGCTTGATCTACAGTAGCTCCAGTTGTCATTGTCCAATCTGTATCTCTTAATATTTGATCTCTTGTAGCTCTAATATTATCCCAAGTTAATTTATGTTCATCAACATCGGCTGTATTAGTCTTAGCCCATTCAAGATATTCTCGATAATGACGATTTCCTTCATCAAACGGAATAGCCATATTTGGGGTTGATTCTTGATCAAGAATATCTGTTTTCTCTCCTTCGCTTGTTATAAATTTTCTAATTTTGTATCTAGTCATAATTAAAGCTCCGCATCAAAATTAATTGTATTACTTTGTCTAACTGTTCCTACTCTAGCGTCACTACAGTAACTACCAGAAGAAAATACAAAGAAAATATTTCCTAAAAAGCAATTATTAAAATCATCAGTAGTATAAGTGTCTATGGTTGGTGTTACGCTTGAAGATCCCTGACCACTTGATGAAAATAATTCAAAACTACCAGACATAGTAATAGTAGGTGTAGTTCTCAAAGGTACTGGGCAAGAAGGTGAAGCATGAAGTCCATTATTATTAGATGTTCTTCCTACAAAATATTTTCTGGTTCCACCAAGTCTTTGAAAATATCTAGCACATTTTAAATATTGATCAGTAAATGACCTATGCTCGAAATCTGTTGCCACACTGCCTACTTCTAATTGAACTCCTGTAAGAAAAAATTCATTACTTGTATTATCCATAAAATTGGACTGACCTGTTACTGCTCTAAATCCTCCACTCGTTACCCAAGTTGATGTTGCTGATTCTAAGTCACTTGATCCAGCGACTAGAATAAAATCTAATTCAAGCCCTAGTCCGTTACCATCTACAATATCTGATGCGGTGTCACCATCAAAAGTAAATGTAAATCTTTGATAAGACGAAGTAACAGTAAAAGGTTGAAGTACATGTTTAACATTTCCAGCAGTATCAACTTTTCTTATCTGAATAGAATATTGATGATTATTATTTTGTGAGGCTGATTTTGCATAAAAAGATAATGTTATCTTTTGTGGACTTGATGTACCATAATCAAAATGTTGAACATCTTGACCCTCTACAGAATAAGCGAAAAGTCCATTTTGGGTTGCTGATGGTGTAACTACAGAATCAGGTGTTATCTTTATTGCTTTTGCAAAATTATCTGGAGCATCAGAGCTTTGAGTAGTTGTTGTGTCAAAATTAAAACTACTACCAGTATGATGGCTAAATCTATCAACTGTATATTCATTACCAGTTGCGGTAAAACTTGTTCCCCGTTGAGCCACTTGCATAGCTCCATTAATTATTAAATTACGATTACCTAACTGTCCAAATCCTGAATTAAGGTTTGAAGCTTTTACGTTTGTAGATAGCCTATCTGAACTTACTGTATTAAGAGCCATTTGTTATACCTCCTTAAGTCTGTTCTAAGTAGCTGACAGCTGCATCTAATGCACTGGCTGTACCTGCATTTATTCGCAGGACATCACTTGACTCCATTATTATCTTTGATCCACTGATTATTTCTAATGATGACCCTGCAGGAACTGGTGCATTTTTAATTAAGAAAACATCATCTCCTGAGTTTGTTACTAAAAATACATCTACGTTCGCACTAGATCCTGTTTTATTCGATATAAGACAACTTAATAGAACTAATGTTGCGGAACCTCCTGCAGTAAGAACATTAGTTGAAGAGCTGCCTGTACCGGCATTACTAACCGAAGATTTAGTATCTATTTTAAAGGTATTTGCCATATTATCCTAAAGCAAGTATGAGAGCGAGTTGATCTTGAATGACTGAAGTTCCAGTTACAGTGAGATTAGTCACTGTTACATTATTTGGAATTGAAACTGCACCTGTTGAATCTATTGTAAGCCTTGCAACTCCACCAGTAACCAGCTGTATCTGGTCTGGTCCAGTGCTCATTATCCCTGTGTCGATATCTCCTGCAAATTTAAGAGCACAACTAGACAATGATCCTAATGCTAATGCGGAGTTTTCACCACTTTCTTTTAATAAAGGAAAACCACCTGCTGTGCTTGCATCATGTATGCAGACTGTTTTCTTTTCCGTATCTACAGTTACTTCACCAACTGCTCCTGTAAAAGCAGTGTGCTGACCTGTTGTTCCTCTTCTAAATTGTACTTGGGTTGCCATAATACTATCCTAAAGCCACTGCTATTGCAGTAGCAAAACTTTCAGTGCTTATTGTTCCATCCGTATTAGGGACAGTCATAGTTCGAGTTGTACTACCCGAAATACCAGAACATTCAAATGCTAATTTTTTAGAAGCATCTGAATTATCTTTTACTCTGAAAACATTATCTCCAAACTCATTTACAGCTCCTGCCGTCACTTGATTATCTACATAGGCTGTTGTTGCCACCTTGGTTGAGTTATCACTAGCAGATTGAGTTGTTGCTGTTATACCGTTGGCTAATGCTCCAGTGATTGTGTTACTTCCTAAAGCAATGGTTTTATTTGTTAATGTCTGAGTAGCTGCTAATAAAGTTAAAGTATCACTAGCATCTGGAACCGCTAGTGTTCTAGTTGTGCTTCCAGAAACAGCGGAAGCATCGAAAGCAACTTGTTTTGTGTTATCTGTACTGTCTATTACTCTAAAACCACCAGTTTTAGTTACTACAGCATCAGATGTTATGGAAGATAAACCAGAAAATGTCGTAATACTACCACCCAGGGCAACGCCAGTGCCCCCAATAGTAATAGAACTATTAGCCAGTTTTGAGTTAGGGATAGCATTAGTACTAAACTCTCCTGTACCCGAATTGTAAGTTAGACCTGATCCAGAAGCAACACTTAGTGTATTTAACAATGCAACTGTACCTGTGGCATTTGGTAAAGTTATTGTTTTATCTGAACCGGAAGCATCGGCTGCTGTAAGTATTATCTCATTCGCATCAGCTGTAGAGCCTTCAAATGTAATATTTCCACTTCCAATCTCAATGGCATTGGCTGCATCTTCTACTCCTGCTATCAAAGTTCCTGAAGCTAAAGATGTTAAGCCAGCTATAGTTCCAGCTGTTGCTCCTAAAGAAACACTTGTACTTCCAATTGTTACAGCTGAGTTAGCTAAATTACTGTTAGCAATTGAAGATGCAGTTGATAATATAGTTCCTGTTTCATTCGGTAACGTAAGAGTTTTATCTCCTCCAGTTGCATCAGCAGCAGTTAATATAGTTTCATTTGCATCAGCTGTAGAGCCTTCAAATGTAATATTTCCACTGGCTATTGATATAGCGTTGGCTGCATCCGCAACACCGGATATTAAAGTTGTAGATGCTAAAGAAGTGAGCCCAGCAATCGTTGAAGCTGTGGCACCAAGTGCAACTGCAGTGCTTCCAATAGTTACGTCATCATTTGCTAGCTGAGAGTTAGGTATTGCACTGGTTCCAAACTCTCCAGTTCCAGAGTTATAAGTTAGACCAGATCCGGAGGCCACACTTAATGTTCCTGTTACATCTGAATTAGCTGGACCTGTATAAGTTATTACTCCAGTTGAACTATTATATGCAAGACTCCCAAGCCCTCCAGCATCAGTTACTGAAACAGCTCCTCTGGCTCTAGCATTTGTAAAGTATAAATTAGTATTCTCTCCAAGGTCGGCTGTAGTATTACCAGCGAAGTCTAATTTATCCGTAGGAGTATTTACTTCCTGGAATAAACCACTTACCAGCGTAATCGCCTTACGAGTTGCCATCTTTTAATTACTACTGTTAGTTCCTTATCTAATAAAAAACTTTTATTATTCTTCTATTTTATCTTTAACAATTTTATCTCAATAAAATAGGTCGCCTTATTTGTACAGTCAATTCAGTGTTGTTGGGAGCTTCTCCTACTAAAGTCACAAATTGACCTGCACCTGAAGGAGGAGTCTTAGTAAGATGACCTGGTGTTGTAGCAGAAACAAAAAATAGATCTCCAGCATCTAATGTCTGTGATACTGCTGCCTGACCTGCTACTATTGCTCTTACAGTTTGTCCTGCAGTCTTAGTAGTTTCTGCAAGACCGATAACAGTCGCTTCATCTAATGTTCCGTTTGCTCTTGCTTTTCCAACCTTTCCATCACTAGCTCTCACATAAATTGCATTTCCTTGAGTCACATCTTCAAAACAAGTTAACTCTACACCAAAGAGTTTAAATGTAACTCCTTCAGGTGAAGTATCTTTGAAATCAATGAGTGCAGCTACGACACCTTCAAAATTAGGTGGATAGGGTTGTAAATTAGAGGAGCTTGTCATTAACCTTTTAGTTTAACGGGAGGTTCTATATGAGTAGCAAATTTAGTTGCTGTAGCAGCTTCACCTACACGAGTCACTGCCTGCCCTGCACCGGATGGTGGCGTGAGTGTTATAGCTCCAGCTGTAGTGGGTGATAGAAAATAAAGATCACCTGCATCTAAACCTGTAAGATCTATCGCTCCTGCAATTATTACTTTTACAGTTCCGTTAGCAGTAACAGTAGTATTAGCAAAACCTATAACGATTGCATTTTCTAAAGAACCATCAGCTGCACTAGCTTTACCTACCTGACCATCAGAAGTACGCATGAATAAAGCATCTCCTGCCGTTACACTTTCAAAACAAGTTGCATTAAATCCAATACGATCTGCTGGTGAAAAAGTAGGAAAGCCTTCTTTCAGATCTAAAATTGCATCAACTAGACCTCGAAAATTAGTTTCATAAGGAGAACGACTCTTAGTAAAACCATTAGCTGTTAATATATCTACCAGAACTTGTATAGCACCTTCTATATTCGGTTCAGCATTAGCCATCTAAATTTAAAATCTGTATATATTTATTGTAAGTTGTTAAATCCTTTAGAATAGAAGTAAAGAAAAACAAAAGATTTAATGGACCCAGAAGTTATTGCCATTGCCGTGACCAGT